CCTCGGCACCCTCAATTTTGGCCGTGGCCTGAACGGGCGCCCGGCAATGCTGGTCGAGCGCCCGGCCGACCTGATGGCGCGGCTGGCACAATTGCCCGGCAAGATGCCGCCCGACACCTACTCGCCTGCGCAAGGGCGCAAGCAGGTCAGCTACCTGACCAACAACACCGCCGACCGCGAGGGCAGCGTGACACTGGCCGACGGCAAGCTGTACGTGGTGCGCGGCGAGCGGCTGATGCCGCTGGCCGACGTGACCAGCTACCAGGTCAAGAGCAAGATCGAGACCGCCGCGCGCGAGGCGCAGATCGGCAAGCTGATCGCCATGCGCAATGCGTATGGCGCGCTGGTGACGGCCGAGCGCGCCGCCGACAGCAACACCGAGGCGCTGCGCAAGGACCTGCACCGCCAATACCTGGCGTTCGTCAAAGCCTACGGTTCGTTGGAAGCGTCCGACGGCATGCGCATCCTGCGCAACGTGAAAGACCCGTTCTACTCCGCGCTGGCGTCGCTGGAAATCGACGGCAAGCCGGCGCGCATCCTGAAAGAGGCGACGCTGCGCGGGCGCAAGAAGCTGGCCAACCCGAGCGTGCGTGACGCCTTCGTGATGGCGCGCAACGAAAGCATGGACGTCGATCTTGGCACCATCGCCAAACTGAGCGGCAAGACCGAAGCCGAAGTGGCGACAGAGCTGGAAGGGGCCGATGCGATCTTCAAGACCCCGGCTGGCAACTATGAAGTGGCCGATATCTACCTGTCGGGCAACGTGCGGCGCAAGCTGCGCGAAGCGCAGGATGCACAGGCCAATGCGCCGGCCGGCCAGGTTAGCGCTGATTTCGCACGCAACATCGCCGCGCTGGAAAAGGTGCTGCCCAAGACCGTGCCGTACTTTAAGATCGAGGCCAAGCTGGGTGCGCCGTGGATCAAGGCCGAACATTACCAGGGCTATGTCGCCCGCCTACTGGGCCTCACGCGCGACGAGGACAAGGCGGCCGTCGAAGTGCGCATGGTCAACGGATCGTGGAAGGTCAAGTTTACCGACCACAGCCTGAACAACCGGCCGGAAGCGACGACGCAGTGGGGCACCTTCCACATGGCGGCGCGGCTCGACCGGATGCTGACGGCGGCGATGAACAACCGCAGCATCACCGTCAAGTACAAGGACGACGACGGCAACATGCAGGTGGACGAGGCGGCCACCAAGGAAGTGAGCGAAAAGCTGATCAAGCTGCGCGAGGAATTCGGCAACTGGGTGTGGAAGGATGCCGAGCGCCGCGTCTGGCTCGAAGAAAACTACAACGAGGTGATGAACGCCATCGCCACGCCCAACTTTGACGGCTCCTTCCTCGACTTCAACGGCATGACCCTGCGCCGTGGCGACGACCCGTTTTCACTGCGCAAGCACCAGGTCGATGCCATCTGGCGCGGGCTGGTCAATGGCCGCGGTCTGTACGCCCACGAAGTCGGCACCGGCAAGACCTACACGATGGCTGGCCTGGCGGTCGAGTCGCGCCGCTACGGGCTGGCGAAAAAGCCGCTGATCTTCGCCCACAACGCCAACAGCGCGTCGGTGGCAAAGGAATTCAACGACATGTATCCGGCCGCCCGCGTGCTGTACCTCGACAACCTGGCGCCGGCCGACCTCGACGTGCGCATGCGCCAGATCGCCAATGACGATTGGGACGCGGTAGTGGTGCCCCACTCGCTCATCAGTCGCTTCGCGCTGACCGGCAAGACGCTCAATGAACTGGCCGCCGAAGAAATCGCGGCGATGGAGCAGGAGGCGCTGGACGCCGCCGCCGACGACAACGTCCACCTCGACATCAAGATGATGGACGACGAAGACGCGATGAAGAAAGTGCGCAGCGCCACCGCCAAGGAACTGGTCAGGGCGCGCAACAAGATCATCAAGGCGATCCAGGACATGGCATTGAAATCGTCAAAAGAGGATGCGGTGTCGTTCGAGGACCTGGGTGTGGACATGGTGATCGTGGACGAGGCCCACGAGTTCAAGAAGCCTCCGGTCGCCACCAAGATGAAGATGCGCGGCCTGAACACCGGCACCTCGAACATGTCAATCGCGCTGCGCTTCCTGACCGATTACGTCAAGCGCGAGAACAACGGGCGCGGCATCCACCTGTTTACCGGCACGCCGATCACCAATACCCTCACCGAGTTGTACAACATGATGCGCTACGTCATGGACGACGTGATGGCGCGCGACGGCATCAAGGACTGGGACAGCTGGTTCAACACCTTCGCCGACTCGACCACCGACGTTGAACTGACGGCGGCCGGCGAGTACGAGGCGGTCACGCGCCTGGCCAGCTTCGTCAACACGGCAGAACTGCGCCGCATTTCCGGCGAGTTCATGGATATCGTCTTCGCCGACGACATGCCCGAATTCAAGCCGCGCCCGACCGCCTCGGGCAAAATTTTGACCGACGAGCTGACCGATGCCGAGCGCGAGGAACTGCTGAACGGACGCAGCGAAAACCCGGTCGGCCGGCCCTACAAGCAAATCATCGTCGATGTGGCACCGATGGGGCTTGAACAGAAGCAAATGCTGGACAACTTCAAGCGGCTGGCCAAGGAATTCAAGGAGGCCAGCAAGCAGCGGCGCCGCGAAATCGTGCAGAGCGGCCACCCGGCGAACCCGGTTCTGGTCGAAACCGGCGCGGCCAACGCCGGCATGGACCCGCGCCTGGTGGATATGAACGCCAAGGACGAGCCAAACAGCAAGGTCAACCGCGTTGCCCGCAATGTCGCCGCGCTGTACCACGAAGACGCGCGTGCCACCCAGGTGGTGTTCCTCGAACGTGGCTTTACCGACGAAGGCACCAAGACCAAGAGCAACGGCGACGGCACCAAGACCGTTACCAAGGTGCGCAAATTCAACCTGGTCAAGGACATGGTGGCCAAGATGGTCGCCGCCGGGGTCAAGGAAAGCGAAATCGCCGTGGTTGACGGCTCGGTCAGCAAGGAAAAGCGCAAGGAGATTGCTGACGCGATGAACAAGTCGCAAATCCGCGTCGTCATCGGTCTGACCAAGACGCTCGGGGTGGGCGTGAACATGCAGGAAAACCTGCGCGCGATGCACCACGTCGATGCGCCGTGGATGCCGGGCGAGCTGGAACAGCGCAACGGGCGCGGCTGGCGTCAGGGCAACAAGTGGAACACCGTGCGTGAGTACCGCTACATCACCGAGCGGCTTGACGGGCGGCGCTGGCAGGTTCTGGCCGTGAAGGACCGTTTCATCAAGCTGTTCCTCAAGGCCGATGAAAACACCCGCATCATCGACGGTGATGCGGTCGAAATGGAAGAAGGCGATGGCGGCGATCTGGCCGCGACGCTGTCCGAGGCGGCGGGCGACCCGCGCGTGCTGGTGCGCGAAAAGCTCAAGGCCGATATCGAGAAGCTGGAAAACCGCGAACGCCAGCATACCTATGCGCTCACTGACGCCGCCGAAATGATGCGCCGCCTGGCGCAGGCAAATGCGGGAATGACGGAGACGCTGCCGAAGTTGCAAGCCGACTCGGCGCAGTACGAGGCCGGTCGCGGCAACTTCAGCGCGACCATCGGGGGCGAGCAGTACACCGAGCGCGGCGCTGCCGATGAGGCGATTGACGCCATTATTGAGGGGCTGGACAAGAACGTGGGGCAGCGTCAGATCGGCACCATGCACGGCTTCAAGCTGACGCTCCATCGCGGCATTGGTGGCTTCTACGTCGATATCCGTGGCCAGCATCAATTTGAGGCATGGACGCCCAGCGTGTCGTCGATCGAGTCGGCGATGCGCAAGCTGGCCAAGACGGCTGCCGAGTATCAGCAGAAGATCGAAGACAACAAGGCCAGTATCGGGCGCATGGCCGAAATGCAGAAGGAACCGTTCGGGCAGGCGGCGCTGCTGGAGAAGAAGCGCAAGATGCTGGCCGACCTGATTGCCGACCTGGCGCGCAACCCGGAGCCGGCCCCGGCCTGGCTGCGCCATGGTGCGCCGGCCAATACCGCGATCTACGTCAATGGCCAGCAGCGCGTGGTGGAAGGGCACAAGAGCGACAAGGACGGGTATTTCATCGTCACCGAAGAAGGCGACGTGCCTTACCTCGATGCCACCGACGCGGCTGGCATGCCGATCTATGATCCGGTCGATGGCGATGTGCGCGACGAACGGCCGCCGCTCGATCTGACCGGCACGCCGGCCGAGCCGGCACGCCTGCAACGGCGCGAAGACGACCGCAAACGGCGCGAAAGCGACCCGCTATTTGCGCGTGCCGAAAATGACGAAGCGGGGGCCGTCGCGCAGAACGGCAAAACGCCGATCATCAGCGACACCGATTTCGCCGCCGTCATCGACCGCGTCAAGGCCGCCTTCGCCAAGCGCGCCGGTGGCGCCCTCACCGTCAGCATCAAGCCAGTGCGGGGGATGGACGACCTGCCGCCGGCCTTGCAAGAGGCAGCGCGCCGCCAGCAGCTTGACCTTGGCAAAGGCGTGTATTTTGAGAACACCGTATATGTGGTGCAGCAGGCCCATAGCACGGCCGAGGAAGTGGAAAAGACGATATTCCATGAATTATACGGCCATGCCGCCACCGCCACCCTGTTTGGCGACGAGTGGGTGGCCAAGCAGAATGCACTATTGAAAGCCATCGGCGGCGGCGCGGGCCTGTACCGGATCGCAGCCGCCAACCAGATCAACCTGCACGCCTACGCCGATGGCCTGGCAGCCGACACCACCCTGACCGACGCGCAGCGCAGCGCATCCATGATGGACGAGTTGCTGGCGCACATGGCCGGGAAGAAGACTGTGCTGCGCCAGAAGATCAACGAGTTCATCGGTGCGGTGCGCGCCTGGCTGCGCGCGCACGGTTTCGCCAAGCTGGCCGAGTACGGCAACACCGACCTGGCGCACCTGCTGGCGGAGGGGCGCCGGAGCCTGGCCGCGAAAGCCACCGGCAAGGCTGGCCCGGCGATGCCGGTGTTCGCCCGCGACCCCGACCATGCGCCGGTGTTCTACTCGACGCTGACGCGCCAGATCGACAAGACGGTGACGAAATCGGCCTCGCCGCTGCACTGGGCCGAGACCATCATGGGCACCTCGTTTGCGCAGCAAGGCGTCAAGCAGGATGAAATCCAGTGGTCCGGCGTGCTGGACTGGCTGGCGATGCAGCAAGAGGCCGGCGTGAAAAAGGTGGACAAGGCGCAGCTGCTCGACTACCTGGCCGAGAACGGCGTGCGCGTAAGCGAAACCATGCAGGGCGAACCGGCGCCGGCCAGCGAGGAAGGTTTGGCACAGCGCAAGGCCGTGTTCGACCAGTACCAGCCGCAGATCGACGCGCTGCGCCAGCGCGCCGAGGACTACAAGTCGCCCAGCCGGGAAATGGATGAGGCGCGCGACGAGTGGGCGGAATTGATTGACGAGCGCGACCGCGCCGCGAACGACGCCTACACCTTGCCGGCCGACGATACTTCGCCTGGCCAGTACGGTCAATACCAGCTGCCCGGTGGCGAAAACTACCGCGAGCTGCTGCTGACGCTGCCGCAGAAGGAGATCAGCACCGCCGACTTCCTGACCACGGACGCCAAAGGCGAGCCGTTTGGCGTGCACGCAACCGAGGCGGAGGCGCGCAACGCGGCCCGTACCATTGGCGGCACCTACGAGGCTGGCGAGTCCATTTCGCGGGAGGCGGTCAAGTTCCAGTCGGCGCACTGGACGGGGGTAGGCAACGTCCTCGCCCATGTGCGCTTCAACGACCGCATTGACGCCGATGGCCAGCGCGTGCTGTTCATCGAGGAGCTGCAGTCCGATTGGCAAGCCGCCGGCAAGAGGCAGGGCTTTGGCGTGGCCGATGTGGAGAAGGAACGTGATCGCCTGCACGCGGCCGGCGATCCAGCCTGGGCGACAGTGTCCATCAGTAACGCCAGCAAGATCGCCCCGGCCCCGTTCGTCGGCAAGACCGAGGCCTGGCTGTCGCTCGCGGTCAAACGCATGATCTCCTACGCCGCGCAGAACGGCTACGACAAGGTGGCGTTCGTCAATGGCAAGCAGTCGGTGGAGCGCTACGACCTCTCCAAACAAGTTGCGCAGATTCGCTATGTCAAGCGCGCGGACGGCACGTATGACGTGTGGGCCGCCGACGAAAGCGGCCGCTCGCTGAACGACACCGTTGACAAGCAAGGACTGAAGCCTGAACAGGTCGAGGAATTCGTCGGCAAGGAAGTGGCCGAGAAGATCATCAACGGTGAGGGCCACAACGAGGATGGCGACATGGTGCTATCCGGCCTCGACCTGAAAGTCGGTGGCGAAGGCATGAAGACGTTCTACGACCGGATCGTGCCGAACGTGGTCAATGACGTGCTGAAAAAACTTGGCGGCGGCAAGCTGGGCACTGTCAACGTTGGCATCAAGGACGAGTCGCCCATCCCCCACTGGAAGACGAAGCAACCGGGCTTCGACCATTCGCGCATGATGATGCAGCCGCAGCCAGGCTTCGCCATCAGTGACGCCCTACGCGAGAAGGCGCAAGGCGGCTTGCCGCTGTTCAAGCGCGGAGAACAGCGTGCGCCGAACGGCAAAGCGTCGAACCTGCCCGCGCACCTGTGGCAGAAGGTGCGCACGCCGGAATTCAAGGCGTGGTTCGGCGACTGGGAAAAGGAGCCAGGCAAGGCATCGCAGGTGGTGGACGAGAACGGCGAGCCGCGCGTGGTCTATCACGGCACCAACGCCGACTTCACCGAGTTCGACAAGGCGAAAGTGCGCCTGCAAAGCCTGGGCGGCTTCTGGTTCGCCGAGCGCAACAACTATGTCGGCAACCTTCGGAGCGACCGGGAAGGCTTCAACCAGATGCCGGTGTTCCTGAATATCCGCCGCCCTGTTGACGGCAGCCGCTACGCGATGTTCCGCAACGGCGCCACCAGTAACGAGCAAGTGCAGCGGCAGTTCAAAATGAGCGGCAAGGACGGCGTACGCCTTGACAATGGCAGCGATTCGGTCTGGATCGCGCTGCACCCCGAACAGATCAAGTCGGCCATCGGCAACAACGGCCAGTTCAACCAGGGCAACCCGAATATCCTGTTCTCGCGCAGCCCGGCCGATATCTCGCGCCAGGTTGGATCGACCATCAAGGCGCTGACTCTCACCCGCATCAAGAATAAGCTGATCGACTACGGGCGGATAGCATTGCAGTTCCTCGGCCGCCAGCAGCTGGTCGAAGTGTACGGCAACCTGTTCCCGCAAGGGACCAAGGACAGCCTGATGGTGCAGTACAACAAGCTGGCCATGCAGATGGACGCCGACAAGAACGACACCAGCGCGCAGGCCGACACCATCGCCACCGATTGGGGCAAGCTGAAGGACCACCAGGCGCTGGCCGAACTGATGCACGACGCGACCCGCTTGCAGATCGACCCGCGCAAGAAGTACGACCTGGGCGACATCAGGACCAACTACACCGATCTGCGCGCCCGCTACGAGGCGCTGTCGCCGGGTGCCAAGGCGATCTTCAACGAGGCGTCGGCAGCCTACGAGAAGCACTACGCCGCAGTGCGGGCGGCGGTGCACGACCGCATCGGCCGCGCCATGGTCGGCAACCCGAACCGCGCTTCGATGCTGGCGCGCATGGATGCCGAGTTCTTCGGCAAGATCAAGGGCATCTACTTCCCGCTGGCGCGCTTCGGCGACTACATGGTGCAGGTGAACTGGCGCGGCGCCAATCCGAACCCAGCCATGGGACAGGCGCGCGAGGCGATCCACTTCGCCGAAACCATGAGCGAGGCGCAGGCCCTGCGCACCGAGCTGATGAAGGAATACCCGCCGGAAAAGGGCTATCAGGTGGCGCAGGTGACCCTGCGCGCCGAGTACAACGCGGCGCGCGATTCGGTTGGGCGCGGCTTCCTGCAGCAAATGTTCAACATGTTCAAGACAACCGGCATGGACCCATCCTTGCAGGATGCCATCAACCAGCTGTATCTGACCTCGCTGCCGGACCTGTCCTGGGCCAAGCATGGCATCCACCGCAAGGGCACGCCCGGCTTCTCGCAGGATGCGCGCCGCGCCTTCGCCAACCACATGTTCCACGGTGCGCGCTACCTGGCCAAGCTGAACTATGCCGACCAGCTGGCGCAGGCGCTCGACGACATGCAGCATTACGTCAACGCGCACAACCAGGACGCCGGATACGATGCGGTCAAGGCGCAGCAGGTGGTTGACGAAATGATCAAGCGGCACGACATTTACATGAACCCGAAGAACAATAAGCTGTCGAACTTGCTGACCTCGACCGGCTACGTGTTCTACCTGGGCCTGTCGCCGGCCTCGGCGGCGGTCAACCTGACGCAGACGGCGCTGGTGGCCTACCCGATCCTGGGCGGGCGCTACGGCTTCGGCAAGGCCGCCTCGGCGCTGCTGGCCGCCTCGCAGGACGCGGTGCGCGGCCACAACGACATGGGCAAGGTGCTTACCGGCGACGAGCTGCTTGCCTATGAGAACTGGATCAAGTCGGGGCTGGTCGATGTCACGCTGGCACACGACCTGACCAGCATCGCCGCCGGCAACGACAATGCGCTGCACGGCGCCATGGGCACGGCCATGAAATGGGCCTCGTTCATGTTCCACCACGCCGAGCGCTTCAACCGCCAGGCCACGGCGCTGGCAAGCTACCGGCTGGCGCGCGAGAAGGGCATGGACCACGACGCCGCCTACGCCGCCTCGGTGCAGGACACCTACGCGAGCCACTTCGATTACAGCTCAGGTAATCGTGCGCGTGTCATGCAGGGCGACGTGGCGCGCGTTGTGTTGTTGTTTAAACAGTACGCGCAGAACATGATCTACACCTTCGCCAGCAACGCGCTGCTGGCCATCAAGGGCGACCGCCAGGCCGCCAAGACCATCGCCGGCCTGTTGACGACCCACGCGCTGGCCGCTGGCGTGCTGGGCCTGCCGGTGGTGGGCATGCTGCTGGCCGCCGCTTCGATGATCGGCGGCTCGGACGACGATCCGTGGGACGCCGAGATCGCGCTGCGCAACCTGTTTGCCGACGCCTTCGGCGACAAGGCCGGCGAGGTGCTGGCACATGGCCTGTCGCGCCTGACGCCGTGGGACATTTCCGCGCGTGTCGGACTCAATTCGCTGCTGCTGCCGGACGTGCAGGAAGGGCTGGCCGGCGCACCCCTGGCCGAATCGTACTTGACCGGGTTGCTGGGCGCGGTGGCCGGCATGGCCGTGAATGCGTCCAAGGGCGTGTACACCATTGCCCACAACGGCGACTGGCAGCGCGGGCTGGAGGAAATGATGCCGGCGTTCCTGCGCGGGCCTTTGAAAACCCTGCGCTACGCCCAGGAGGGGATCAAGGACAAGACCGGCATCGAGCTGGTGCCGGAAACCACGTTCGCCGAGGAAGCCGGCCAGTTCCTCGGCTTCTCGCCGAGCCGCGGCCGTGAGGCGCAGGCGGGCAAGAGCGCGATCTACCAGACCGACAAGGCCTTGCAACAGCGCCGCCAGAAGCTGATGAACGAGTATGCGCACCACGTCTTGCAGCAGGAAGACCCGTCCAGCACCTTGCAGGCGATCCAGGCATTCAATGCGCTGCACCCGACCCGCCGAATCGCGCCGCTGCACTTGCAGCATAGCGTGCGCCTGCGCATGCAGCATATGGCGCAGGCCAAGGATGGCATCTTCCTGCCGCGTTCGCGCAGCGATGCACGTGCCGCTGGCGCCTTCGCCGACGAAACCCCATAACCGGCTAACGCCGGTGTATCCCCGCCCCCGGTGATACGGGGGCTTTTTTTTGCCCCAAGGAGGATCGTCAATGCCCCATTCACCACAACAAGACCAACTTATCGACAGCGACCAGCGCATGGGCGTGCCGTTGCACTGGCTGCTGTCGTCGGCCGGCACGATCCTGGTGAGCTTGGCGGCAACGCTGTGGAACGTCGCCGGCCAGAGCAACAAACTCGACCAGCTCATTATCAGCAACGCCAAGCTGGAAAAGCGCCTGGACGACCGCGACGCCCGCATTGACGCGCTGCGCGACAAGCTGTTCAGCTACGAGCGCAGCATCGACAGCGTGCAGATGCGCCTGGATATGCTGGAACGCATGCGCACGGAACAACGCAAATAATCTACCGGGAGAAATAGCATGTTCCTAACCCTGTTAATGAGCTTGGGCGGAGGCCTGATGCGCCTGCTGCCGGAAGTGGTGGCCTTCTTCAACAAGAAGGCCGATAATTCGCACGAGCTGGCGATGCTGGACAAGCAGGCCGAGCTGGAGAAAACCAAGTCGGCCATGCGCCAGGAGGAAATCGCCACGCAGGGCCAGGCCGACATGAACGTGGCCGAGCTGGCCGCGCTGTCGGAAGCGCTCAAGGGCCAGATGCAGGTCACCGGCAACAAGCTGGTTGACACGCTCAACTTCCTGGTGCGCCCGGCCACGACCTACTTCCTGCTGATCCTGTACGCGCTGTCGAAGGTGGCCATGTTCGTGCTGGCGGTGCAGCATGGCGTGTCCGGCTGGGACGCGATCGTCAAGGTGTATGACGAGGAAGACCGCGCCATGCTATCGGGGATACTGAGTTTCTATTTTGTCGGCCGCACGCTGGACCGCCAGAACGGGCATATCAAGTGAGCCTGGCGTTGGAACTGGCGCTGCGCCTGATTCGCACGTTCGAGGGCTGCCGGCTCAAGGCCTACCGCGACATGGTCGGTATTTGGACCATCTGCTTCGGTTCGACCAAGGGGGTCACGGCTGGCATGGTCAAGACGCAGTCGCAATGCGACCTGCTGCTGGCGAGCGAGGCCGGTGGCTTCATGCTGCGCGTGCTGCAGCTGTGCCCCGAGCTGGCTCCGTACCCGCACCGGCTGGCGGCCGTCACGTCATTTGCATACAACTTGGGGCTGGGCGCCTTTACGGCCTCGACCCTGCGTCGCAAGTGCCGCGCCAAACAGTGGCGCGCGGCCGGCGCGGAGTTCGCCAAGTGGAAGTTCGCCGGCGGGCGCGAGGTGCGCGGGCTGGTGATCCGGCGCGCGCTGGAGCGTAAGGCGTTCGAGGGCGGCGGCTGACGGCTGGGGTCGCCCAGCCGGCCTATAATCACTCTATAATCGCTCTATAGTCTCCTATAAAGTCCCGAGCAAGCATCTTAGGGCGGCTTCCGGCAGATGGCCGATGATGGCGCAGCGCCGCGCGCTGGAGCGCAAGACCTTCGAGGCCGAAGGGTGATCAGAAGCTGGAAGGTTTCACCACAGCGCGCTTGAGCCACATCAGGCCGGTTTGCAGGTTGCGCTTGGCCTCGCTGACCGCTTCGCAGGCGGCGTAGGCGGTGTCCAGCTCTGGCGTGGTGCTGGCGTTAAAGCCGCCCAGCGCCTGGTAGTTGTCGTTGCATTCGGCGTCGATCTTGTCGTGCAGCGCGCGCAGCGTTTCGCCCACGGCATCGATCTCGGCAAAGATATTGGTTTTGGTGTGGTTGTTGTTCGGGTTTGCCTGGTGCTGGTTTTCCATTGCTCTCTCCTGGTGGTGCCGCGCAGCTCCCGGCGCGGCGGCGGGTTGCTTACGTCACGCTCACAGCAGCGCGTGCTTAACGCTGCCGGTGTAGCGCAGGATTTCGCGCTCGACCTGTGGATCGAGCAGCTTGGCCGGGCGCCGGCCGTGCGGGCAGGGCAGCTTTTCTACCGTGCCGAACAGGCGGCACACCAGCGGGCGTTCCTCGTACACCATGCAGCCGGTCGGCCCCTTGTGCGGGCAGGACAGGCCAGCGGCCGTGTAGCAGGCGGCGCGCGTGGCCTGGTCCAGCTTGGGCAGGCGTTTCAGTTCCCACTCGCTGGCCGGCACCGGGCCGCAGCAGTCAGTACACCCCGGCACGCACTCGAATGTCGGGATCGCGGTGCGGAACATGCGCACGATCTGGCCCTGTTTGGGCTTACTCACGGCATCCTCCAGGCTTGTTCAATACCGCTATCCGACCCGGTAATAAGAGACTGCTGCTTGCCCTTGGTGACACACAACGCCATCATGATCTTGCCCGCCTCCAAAGGTAAGACGCCGACGAACTCCCACCGGCCACCACTGTTGTCCTTGAAGCTGACGACACCTTTCAGTGTCCCTTTGGGTGGGGTGCCCGGCTCGATAGATGCTTTGAATCTTTTCGCTCTCATGGCTGTCCTTCCGGGGATGGGGCGGCGGCTGGCACGCTGTCGCCAAATTCGTTTATGGTGTATCCATAAGGCGCATGGACATACGGTTCACCCGGCGCTGCGCACTGTGCCTGCTGCAGGCGCACCAGCTCCTGGTAAGCCGGAATCCGATCGACCGGCAGGTCCGGCCTCTCCCGCAGCAGCGCGCAGCGCGCCACCTGGTCGGCATGGTTAGCTTTCCAGTGGCGGGCGTTGGCCTCTGCCTGGCGCGCAGCCAACTTGGCCTCATCGCGTTCGCGGCGCAGGATGGTCAGTTCTTCGTCGTAGGCGGCGATGATCAACATCACGACCTCGGCCACACTTTTGTCGTTCATCTTGCCCATCCTCCTGTTTTCCATACCGGCACCTTGGCCGCTTCGGCTTTCGCCACCATGTCGGCCGTCCCGGTGCCGCCGGGGAAGGCGACCACCGCCTCGGGCCGGCCCTCGGACAGCATCTGGCCATTGCGCAGCTTGCCGGCGATGGCCTGGCCATACTTGGCCCACTGCGCCTCAAACGTGCACAGCAGGACATTGTTGCGCTTGGCCCAGCTGCGCGCCAGCCGGTCGGCGCCGCGCGCACCGCCCTCGATCAACATCGTGATGCCATGCTTGCGGTGCACCGCGTCCAGCGCGTTGTCCACCGCGTCCTGGTCGGCGTAGTCGCGCCCGCCCGTCACCAGTATCCGCATCAGGCGGCGCTCCTGGCCACGCCCATATCGCAATGGGTGGGGTCGGTGCGCAGCACCCGACACAGGCACTGGTCTGACGAACAAAAGTCCTTCGAGGCCGCATACTCGCGCTCGACCCGCTCGATATCGCGCTGCACCTGCTTGCTGGCGTGACTGTCCGAGGGCGACATCGAGAACGTCACCTTGCGCCCGGAATGATGCAGCAGGACGTGGTGCTTGCTGTTCGGCGCCAGGGTCCAGCCGCGCGTGCAGGCGGCGCGCACCACGCGCTTGGTCTCCTTGTCCATGGCTATGCCTGCGCAAGGGTTGTGCTGTCGTTCGACGCTTGCGCCGGCCCGAACAGCGCTTCGACCAGGTAGTCGCGCCGGGCGTGGCCGGTTTGGTAGTAGGCAAAACTGCGCTGCACTGGCAAAGCGTCGGGCGTGATTTGCTCGTCATCGAGCCGTGCCTGGTCGGGACCGGGCGCCCATAGCTGGGTCCCGTCGGGCCGGTGCGCACGGCAGTCGGCGCGCAGGCGGTACAGGTACACCAATGCCGACTTCGGTGTGACAGCAAGCAGCACGGCGATATCTTCGTGGCTGGTGGCGCCGTGCTGAATCAGGTACTCGGCGACCAGGTTCAAGCGCCTGATCCCCTCTGGCTTGGAAAATCGCGTGCCGGCCATCTGCTGGTCTCCGTATCGTTCATGCCGCCGGGTCAAGTGCCCCGGTCTGGTCGTTCGCCGCACTGCTGTCGCGCGCCGCCGGCCGATCGCTGCGCCGGCGCCGTGCCAGCGGCATATCGGCCGGCGACAACGACTGCAGCACCAGGTCGATGCCGAGCGCACGCAAGGTGCCGTACAGGCGGCCAACGTGCATGGCGTCGGGGTCGCTTTCCAGCACCGATATCTGCGATTGGCTCAGCCCCACCTTGGCGCCGAGCTGACGCTGTGACCAGCGGCGCGCACGCCGCGCACGAATGATGGTGCCCGCCATCAGCTGGCACCACTGGTGGCTTTCTTCTTCCAGTGTCAGAGTCAATGGTTTACGCGCTGTCATCCAGTCTCCTTTTCCCCCAGCACGCGGCACGCCCGCGTCGCGTCCTACGCTTTCCTGCCGGTCCTCGGCACGAAAAACTCCCTGATATCCGCATACTTCATCGTTAGCGCCCCACCGAACGCCTTCACGAACGCCGTGTCGTAGCTGGCCGCATTGAGGTTCGGCGAACGTATCTTCACGCCCGGCACGATCTCGCACAGCAGGTTGTCGGCATCGACCGACACATGCACCCGGCAGGCATACGGCCGCTGCGCATAGATGCTGCACCCCTGCTCGGTCAGAAAAGTGCACGCCACGCCCTCGTACTTCTCTTGCAACTCGCCGCCGAACTGGTTGAAACGCGCCGGCATCGTCAGCTTCGCGCCGGTCTCGCGCGCGATCACCTCGGCCTCCTGCACCGACACCAGCGTGGCCATCTTGCAGCAATGGTTGCAGCCCTTTTTGCATGGGGCAATGCCGCTTGAGGCCTTGACCACGCCGTCAGCCAGTTGGCGCAGCAGCACCACCTTGGCCTGCTTGCTGTTGGCCGCCTTGGCCAGCTCGGCCAGCTTTTGCCCCGCCACCGTGTCGATGCGCGCATAGATCGCATCGGAGCGTTTCTGCGCCTCGACCAGCATGTCCGGGTCGGCGCCGCGTGCGCGGATTGCTTCCATGTCAGCCACGGCGACCGTACTCCTTCAGTGAGATAAACATGCCGGCAGTGCGGTGATGTTTACGTTTCCCATAAGGCGGGGCAGTGCCTGGCCGCCAGCACCCGGCGTACTCGCCCTCGCGCTGGTTGCGACTATGGATCAAATCAGTCATTGCGCTGCCCCTTGGCGATATAGCGCGGGTGGCGCAATGGTTGCGGTTCGCCGGCGCGGTGCGAGGCCACGCTCCAGGCGACATCGGCAGCCGGCGCACCGAACCAGTAACGCAGTTGCTTGGCCGTGCGCAGGTGGCGCCCACGGAACTTGCCGATATAGCGCCCCTCGCGGGCGTTGCGGCTATCACGCCGTTGCAGTGCCCACGCCAGCGCATTCTCCACCAGCTCGTCCATGGTCTGGCCCACGTCCACGGCGAATTGCGCCAGGTTGCGCGCCAACTCGTCGGGCAGCCGAAGCTCGATCTCGATCTTGTCGTCCATCACTGGCCCCTTTGGCGGGCCGGGTAGTCCGCCCCGATCTGGATGAAGTCGGAACAGCGTGACACGCCTGGCGGCGGGCAGAACACGCTGTAGGACTGCCAGGAACTGGCGGTGGCCATATAGCGGTAGCACATGCTGCGGTCAGGGCAGGTCGGGGTGGCGCACATGGAAATGTCAGCCATGATCGCCTCCCCACACCGCGATGAAATCCCGGCTGCCGTTGTGCGCGCGCGAGTACAGCCAGTCCGGGTAGATGATCCGGTGCGGCCGGTTCCAGATCGACTTGTGCCGGTGCACCTGCTCGTTGCCGATGAAAATGTAGCTCTCGCAGGCGTCCAGCAGCGCTTCCTCGTCCACGCCGAACATATTGCCGCCCGCCTCGGGCCGATCTTCGCGCCACTTGTGTGTCACCCAGCAGGCCACCACCACCTGCGGCTTGTAGTAGTCGATGGCCTCGTCGGCGGCCATCTTGAACACGTTGGGGCCGTAGCTGATGACCTTTTGGTGGGTTGCCGCGTACGCTGCCGCGATGGCCGGGTCCTGCTGCATCCAGTTATCGGTGGCGGCAATGCCCAGCGCGCCGGCCAGGGCGCCGTGCCCTGCGCCGATCTCGATCGCGCTGCGCCCGCCAATCTCGTTGCTGACCCACGCCACCAGCTCGGTCGTGGGCAAGCCGTACAGCGCGTTGCGGGCACCCAGCAAGGCGCGTTCCTCGACACTGGTGGCGCGGTAGTAGTCGGCCGGCATGATGCGCGGCCGGCCTGGCGTGCTGTCGTCCATCACCTCGTCGCTACGGTCGCGCACGTTGCGGATATCGATGATTTTCATGCCGTCCATCAGTGGAATCCCTTGTCGATACCGTCGATGTAGGCTTCGGCTTCTGCCATGTTGTCAACCTGCATGGCGACCAGCTTGATGTTGTGCGCCCTGGCCAGTATGGCGGCGATGCGCCGGTCGGCTTCCTGCTGATCGGGTTCCTTGCCGGTTTCCTTGGCAGTCAGGACGGCGGCCAGCTGGCCGATGGCGCGACAGGCCATCGCGGCGGAGAACACCACGTCTTCCCACTCCAGCACGTTGTCGTCAGCGTTGACGGCTGCGACCATTTGCTGGGTCAGGTAGGCGGCGAACGAGGCCACATGGTTCCCGCGCTCGGCGGTCATGGTGGTGGCGTTGTCGTCGGTCGGTTGTTGGTCGTTTTCCATGGTTCGCTTTCGTTATGGGGTGGGTGGCGACAGGCCAAGCGCGGCCCGCCATGCGGTGGTGGCCGAGCGCGGGCCGCAGACCATGTTCACGCCCAGGCGCTGCGACAGCAGGCCATCGACGACCCACTCGTCGCCGTCTTCCTGGCTTTCGTCGGCCCAGGAGCGCATCAGCGTGACCATGTCGGTGAGCGGCATCCAGCCCCGGATGACGCGGCAGTCGCGGGTGTGGGTGATGGTGTAGCTGCGTTCTCGTTCGGTCACGCGAAAGCTCCGGTCAGGATGGCGAAATAGCGCAGGTCGGGCGGATACAGCTGGCCGACCGCCCACTTGGCGGCGGCGTCAGCAGCGCCAAAATCCGGCCAGGGCGTGGCATGGCGCACGTTGGGCACCGTGTACACCTTGGTGATCTTGCGGCCGGCGCCATCCGGGTAGTGTTCGACGACGAGGAAACCACCGTAGACGGCGATGTAATAGGGCGCGCTCACAGCCACACCTCCACAATACAAGGGGCGTCTTGTTCCTGGCGATCTAGGCGATACAGGTCGGGCGGCAGCCGCAGCCGCACAGCATCGAGCGTCGGCGCGAGCAGGTAGGAGGCGGTCGCCTGGTGGGTCATGCCGTCCCATAGCCGTGCGACAAAATGGTCAGGGAAGTCGTCGGGTCGGGCGGAGATCACCCATATCGGCAGGCGGATAGTCGTCATTCTCATGCTGTTCCTGGAACACGGGTGCGCCAATGCCGGCCGCCATGCTTGAAGCCGTAGCGGCCCTCGCGGGCGTTGCGGCTGGTCCGCGGCACCGTCAGCAGGGCGCGCAGCGTATCCAATGTCAGCTGGTGGGCGTCAGCGTACTCGCGTTCGAGCATCGAGCGGATGCGCTCGTGGCCGGCCTGCGCCTCGGCCCAGGTGCGATAGCGCTCCATGGCGCCATAGTCACCGTCAGTAAAGAACACCATGGTCTCGAACAGGATCGGGTCGTCTTGCCGGAAGTGGTTGTGGTCGAGCGCGAGGAACACGGTGCTGACCCGGTAATGTTCGGTGCGGTCGTCACCGATCCGGCAAGCGGCCAAATTGTTGGCGTGCCACGTTCCCCACTCGATCACGTCGAAGCAGGGGACCGGCACGCGGTCGGCGCCGATCGTATAGAAGCCAGCCCAGCCGTCCAAGCTCATAGCGGCGCCACCGGCCGCGTCAGCAGTCCGAGTGTCAGCGCCTTTACCACGCAGTCGGTGATGTTGCTGCAACCGAGCTTGACGACCGCATGGCCGCGCACGTAATCCACCCGCCGCAGCGAAATGCCCATCCGGCGCGAGGTCTGCTTGGACGTGTAGCCATCGGCCGTCCATGCCAGCACTTCCCTTTCTTCGCGCGTCAGCGTGACGGTGTCGTTCACCAGCAGGGTAGGGGAGACCAGCTTGCGCACCGCCTCGTCCATCACATCGGTCAAAACGGTCCAGCGCGGCAGCTCGTTCTCGTATTCCTGCTGGCCGAACGGTCCGCTGGTGCGCAACGCGGTGAAGCGGCCGATGGCATGGTTGCGATCGGCGGCGGCCAGGGTCCAGCCGGCGCGTACGCCGAGCCGGCGCATGTCCATCCAGAACAGGTCGGGCGGCCTTCCCTCGATCGGCCACAGCATCAGTTTGGCCGAGTTGCGCGCGTGCAGTGCCGTGGGCAAGGCCGCCTGCGCGCGGTGCGCCTCGACTTTGGCCAGCAATTCGCCGTCCAGGTTGGCGAGGAATAGGGAGCGGGGGGCACTCACCGGCAAGATCGTCTCCAGGGTATAACCACAATATTCAAAGCCCAGCATGCTGGCCAGCGCGACGGCGCCTTGCAGGGCGCCGTCAAGGGTCTGGT